TTAAATCCGCTAAAGCCCTCAACCGGGCTGGTCCCGGTGATACTTGTGACAGATCCTACTGTGGGGTCGTCAACCAAGCGCTCGGTGTTGACGTTACCGCTCCACGCAATATCAGTCGGGAGCATGGTCCCGGCCTCAATCTGTCTCTGAATGTCATTGCGCATTTGGTTTTGTACGCCGCCCGCCATTGGGACGTGCGTTGTCAGAAACTCCTCTGCCGTCATGTCACGCCGCTCGTTGACGCTCTGTAGCGATTGGCCGGTTGTTGTGCGAAACTCGCTGGACATACCGTTGTCAAACAGGTTTGCAATGGCGTCCATGCCAGCAGAAATACGGCTTTCACGCGCCTTTTCGTCGGCACGTTGTTCCTTGGCTATCTTGTCTGTGGCTCCACCGCCACCGCCGCCTCCGCACATAGCAGAACTCCCGGTAATTTGCTTCTAAAATACTACACCATCAACAGCGTGTTGTCACATATGTCTACAAACGCTGCACAAATGTATTGCCAGTTGTCTCAAACCCCATCTTTTCAAAGGATCTGCGTGTCTTCTCTTGATCTATGTTTGCGCTGGTCCCGGCCGTGATGCACACCGCCCCAAGATCTTTGGCAACCTCTGTCACCAGCGATCTGGCGAGCATTGCACCCCGCGCGCCCCGGTGGTTCGGCTGGATATAAAAACCGTACTCAGATACATGAAACTCTGAATTGGAAAACGGGAAGGGACTGATCATGTCAACCGTGTACCCAACAATGCCATCATCAGCATGCTCGATCACAACAATGAACCCGCTATTGGATGTCACCAGCCGGTCCAGAAAGCCCACCCACACATCTGCGTCATATGGCGCATATTGATGAAACACGCTTTCTTTGTGCATTTCATCGCCAAGCTCGCCCAACCGCGGAAGATCTTCCCGCGCACATAAGCGGGCTGTATATGATCCGCTGGTCTTCGGCGCCATCATCCGCTTTCCTTCAGAGTGTAATGGATTACAAGGTTGCCAATCACCGCACGCTCGGCCCGGGCACAGACAAACTTGAACTGGATGTGCGTGGCCTTTGAGAACATGCCGACATCCTCCAGCTGGAACGTGCTGTCAGTGATGGTCGCCATGTGGGTCCATACCTCTTCCCCCTCCTTCAGGTTCAGATTGTAATAAACCTTCCACTCTCCCTTGGCCGCCAGGTCAATGCTCGTTACATCTTTGATTTGGCCGGCTCGCTTCATGTCGATAAACGGCAGAACGATGGTGGCCTCTGACGTGTCGTAGGTCGTCCCAGCATCGCCCCCGTACAGATAAATCGTGTCGCCCGCACGGGCATACAGCTTGTCGTCAATCACCGCCCAATCGGTAATGCGGAAGCCGTTGGTGTACTCGGACCATGCCGCCACCTTGTCTGTCGGGAAGAACGAAAACACATAGCAGGACGTGCCCAGCGACAATAGGTATCGCTTGTTTTCAGGCTCAATGACAGCCGTGGCCTCTTCAACCTCGGCCGCCGTAAGCCCCTTGAAGGCTGATGTAATTATCGTATCAATGTTGGTGCCGACATCCGCCGCATAAGCGTTGTTGTTGATGTCACGCGAGCGCAGCGATCGGATGCCGCTTCGGGACAGGTAAAACACGTCCTCATTGCCAAACGCCACCACACTATTTGCCGCAATGGCTCCGGTGTTCTTCAGGGTCGAGTTGTGCTGTGATGCGTCTGGGTCCGCGCTGACGCTCCAGATCTGGATTGATTTCTTAGAGAACACAGCCAGATCATTGAAGTAACCCTCAACGGCGATCAGATCCTCTGAGCCTTCATCTTCAACGGACATGTTGATGAAGCCGGCGCCAACACCGTCAGTGGTGAAGGTCGTCGGGTCGTTCAGCGCGCTGAAGTGCAGCAGGCTTTCGCTGACAGCAAACATTTTCTTCTTGAACGTCTTTACAGCCGTGCCCGGCTCAAACGTACCAGACGTGTCCGCCCCACCGGTCATGGTGGTGGATGTCGGTGACACCGTGACATTGTTGGTCGTGATGACAACCGGATCTCCGTTATCATCATCATCCGCGTCTTCCGCGATGACGTTCACAAATGCCCCTGCCCGGGTGGCGTCATAGTTGGGGGTTGTCGTCGTGGCGTTGATGTCGTCCACGATAGCCTGGGCGGTTGCCTCGTCGTCGGTGACATATTGAACCGGCGCGCTCAAAATCGACACACCGTCTACCGTGACATCTGTGACCTCATTGGGCACAACCCCGCCAGACATGTTCACTTCGTTGCCCAGCGTAATCGTCGTAGCCGTGCCGGCCACGACATACCCGTTATAGTCCGTGTGGGGCAGGGATGCCGTGATGGTGATGACGGCGCCAGCTGCATTGGCTGTGTAGTTGGGGATAGATGAATACGAGTTAATCTGCGTTGCCACGTTGCTGGCTGTCGTGCCCAGATCAGTGTCAAAAGCAACCGGCGTGCCGCCCAGAAGATCCACGCCGTTTACCGTGATGGTGTCCACGCTACCAGACGCACCGGCCGTCAGCTCGATAGATCCGGTTGCCTGCGTCCCTGCGCTAACAGATCCTGCCGTAACCTCAAACTGCGCAGATGCACGCCCATCAAACCAATCATCAACCCGGACGCCATCATAGAAGTGATACCGCGATCCGTCTGAATACTCAGCAACCACATAGGCCTTACCGTCAAAACTTTCACTGTCCAGAATTCTGGATAGCGCCAAGCTGCTGGGGTGCTGGACGCGCTGATAGTTTACCCCCGCAGGCAGGCCGGCCGGGGCTGTCCCGTGGCCGAACACATATAGCTGCCCGCCTACTGCGTGCAGCCCCTTGGTATCGCCGGCTGGCAGGGAATACTTGGAAACGAAAGCCTTGCGCTTTTCAATCTCACCGCCACGGGTAAGGTGCGCGTTCTGCAGGGTGCGGGCCGATCCCTGCTTTGCCGTGGTGGGCAGCTTCGTGGATGACAGGCCTAGATTGAAGTCTTCAATGATAATGAAGGGCATGCGACCAATTCCTTAGCTGGAGCGATCAACCGCCACCAGAATAGACCGGCGGCGCTGGGATTGCTTCTCGCCACCGGCTGAAAGATTAAACTTCTTGCGACCTCCGGTCAGGCTGCGCAGGCGAGCCATACGGCCGCGGGCCATTGCCGCATACCGCTGGCCGTCTGCCGTGTCCTCACCCAGCAGCTCGGCCGCGGCCATGAAGACAACCAGATAGTCATCAAGCATCAGCAGATCACTGTCCGCTATCAGTGCGGTCAGATCCTTCTTGCCGATTACCCGAAGGGAATTGGTTGCATTGCTGGCGGGCAGGGGCCAAAGCTCGATTTGCTCACTTGATCCGGTGTAGATAATGTCCCACCGCTGGGCAGGGTCTGCCCGCACATCGTCATCAGAATTGAAGACGTTGTAGTGATCCATTTCAATGCCGCGGCAGTCTGTAATCTCGGTCCAGATGCCTGAATACTTGATCCAGATTTCCTCGATTTGCTCCAGAGACAGGGCTGACGGAATGTCATAGTACCGCTGCCCGGCGGAGATTGTCTTGTCCTCCCGCACCGTCAGGAATGGCCAATCGTACTCGTCATACAGGAACTGCTGGACACTGTTGATCTTCTCAACCAGCGACGACTTGGTAGCTACACCATGCGCAGCCTCGGGAGAGTTACCTACCGCATGGCGTAGCTTCGTTACAGTTTCACCAAGTTGTTGGTTGCGTGCCATCAGGCAGCATCCTCTTCCTCGGGTGCCTCGGCCTCGTTGCCGCCGATGTTCACACCAACCTCAGAGAACTTGCTGGGAAGGTTAAGCTGCTGGGCGCCCGGGTAAACCGCGTCGATGTGCTTGGGGGAATACTTGCGGCTCAGGTACTCAAGGACTTCCTCGTTCGTCGGCTTTTTCTTGTAAAGACCGAACGTCTTGTCCGGGCCTACAAAATCTTCACCAAAGCCGCCATTGCCCTTGAAGCAACCAAAGTCAGAGAATGAAAAATTCTTGACTGATGTCGCGCCGTGGACTTGGCGGAGAATGGGAACTTCCGGCGCCGGTACATACCGAAGGCGGGCGGTCTGGGTGATCTCGCCACCAATTTCAACGTCACAATCGCAATACTGCATTTTATTATCTTTCTGTTTGGGTTGGCTGAAGGTTAAAAAAGAGAGGGCGGCGCTAACCGCCCTCTTTTAGTTGGGTTGCGATGGTTAACCCGAATACTGGGTGTTACCCAGGAAAGTCGGATCGTTAACGATTGTATACAGGGTGAAGGTCTTCGCCCCGTCTGCAGCGCTATTGGGATCGTATGTGCCGCGGACATCGGCCGTGGTGGCCGTTGACGCTGTGCCCGTTGCCAAACCGGCAACGAAGGTGCCGTCCGTGACTGCCGCGCCGTCTTCCAGATCGGCAAGCATCAGGCCGGTCTGGCCCAGATACACCGGAAGCCCAAGGACATCACCAAAGCCAACGGAGATACCGTTGGTGGCAATCGCGCCATCAACAGCGACTGTGGTGACGGTCTTGAACGCCTTCTTGCCGGATACCGTGCTGTTGTTCGGGCAGGCCATGGTTTCGACCATGGCGTTACCGTAAACATCGGTGCCGGTGATGGTTGCGGTCACTGCCGAATGGTCAGTGGTCGCGCCCGTCAGGGTGACGTTACGCGGGACATCAAGGGTGGCAACACCACCTGTAACCCGTGCGCCGTCCAGCGTCATGTCTTCAGCACCGGCCGTGGTATCAACCGTAGCAATGCCGTCAACGTCAGCCACAATGGGCGTTCCCAGATCAATGCGCAGCAAGTTTGCCACGGCCACACCGTTGATGACTTCTGTGCCATCATCGCTGCGGCTGATCAGGTCTTCAGCCTTACCCGGCGCATCAAGGTTCAAGCGAACCGTGGTGCCCTGCGGGATCGTGGTTGTGCCGTTGTAGGTGACAACAGCTGACGTGGTGCCCAGAGCAATAGTGATGCTTTCCGGGTCGGTGAATTTACCGCCCATCGCCAGAAGGTAGTTATCCTTCCCATCGACAAACATGCTCTCGACTGTGCCAGCCGGGTAGTTAAAGGTAATGGTGCCTGCGGTAGCAACGTCCGCGCTCAGCACCTGTTCAATTACACTCTGCATTTCAATCTCCTGCAGTAAGGTGTGTGACAATGTTGATCTGTGACAGGGGGTTTATCCGCCCCCTGTCACAGGGGTCAACAATTAGGACGTAGCTGCCTGATAAACGCCGTGTGCGTTCATCTTGTTGCAGATCATGGTGCCGGTCCAAGTGACAGCTTTGTAGAACACATAGCGGTCATGCGGGCGGGCCGGGCTGTGGGCACGATTTTCTTCACCGCGCATCGGCATCAGCTTCAGATGACGAGGATCAATGAAGTAGGCGCGATCAGCAAAACCAAGATCATCCAAGGTCGGATCATAGTGGAATTTGCCAACACCCTTCATGGAGAAGTCAGCCATGGAAATATCCGTGCTGCCTGCCTTCATGAAGCCCTCGTCCGTGTATGAACCCTTTTCCGTGATCTCTTGATCAAGAGCCTCAAGGAAGGTGGACCCACACAGGATCAGGGACGGTTTGCCGCGATACCGGCGGAGCTGACGAACTTCCTGGCGCAGGGCGCGGGAAAGCGTCTGGTTGGTACGGGAGGACGTGACCTTGCTCGCACCCACCAGAGCGCGGTTGCGCCACCAGCTGTTTGATGCACGGTCAATCCCACCGACGATACCAGTTGTCGGCGTGTCGGTAATGAAGTGGCGGATACCAGCAAAAACCTTGCTGTCACTGGTGCCATCACCCCAGATGATCGAGTTGAAGGAGCGGGCAGAACCCTCGTCCATGTCGTCCAGCTTATCCTCCAGCAGATCAGTGATCTGGAAGAGGGCTTGATCAGACTTCGGAGAAGTGCTGTCCAAGCCAGACAGGCTGTTGTTGACGGTGATACCGGCCTTCTTCAGCTCGGTGCCCGTGATCTTGATACCAGCGTGCAGCTCTTTCCAAGGGAATTGGAATTGCTTCACGTTAGCCGGGTTGCTGTATTCGACCTGTTCATCGCCTTCATAGCCCATGAACTGAGTGGTGTAATCACCCTTCACGTTGCCCTTGATGTAGTCTTTACCACCACCAAAGAGCTTCTTGTGCTTCAGCATCTGCTCCATCGCCGGGCGGTCCTGCAGGGACTGCTTCCAGATCTGATCTTTGAGATAAAAATCAAGTGTCTGGTTGGCAATGTTTTCAAGCTCTGAAGCGGTAAATACGTCTACCATGTTTTCCTCCTATGAGTTGACGCTTTACCCCGCCAACCCGCCGTTAGCGGCAGCGAAGACTGCCTCACGGACTGAATTGGGTTGCGGAGAGGATTGAGTGCTCGCAGCGCGGCTTGCACCCGGCACAGGTGGACGTGCCTGCTGACGCGGCATAATGCCCGCCAGACGCTCGTCAACCGCTGCCTTCGCTCGTTTGCACTGATCCAATGCTGCGTCAGATGACGTAGCCACACCCTCACGGGCATGAATTGAATTCAGCTCAGACAAGATAAAGTCGCGCTTTTTCTGATAATCCGGGTCTTGAGCCAGGCTGGCTTCCCATTGTGTCACCGTGTTTTGCACGGCCTGCACACGCTCTTGCTGGAGGGTGGCCTCGGACTTCTCTGCACGCTGGCCATTGGCCTGCGCCTGAATGCGAGCATCGGACAAAGCCTTTGCGTCTTCTTCAGAAAGATAACCGCTGTCCACGCGATCTTGCAGATCGCCGGGCAGGGCTTGTCCAGAAGCAACCTTGAAGCGTTCAAGTGTGCTTTCCAGAGCCTCAATACCTTTGGCAGGATCAGTGTTGAGAAGCGCAGCAAGGCTCATAGCCTGCTGAAAATCCTCGCCGCTGATGTTGTTTTCCTGAGTGTACTGCGCAATCTTTTCGTATTGCTCAGCCTTCGGCTCGTAACTCTCCAAGCGCTGCTTGAAATCATCACGTTCCGATTTCAGTTTTTTCCACCGGGGGTGTTCATGAAACTCTTTCGGGATGTCGGCTTCACCGTCTTCCTCGGCCTTGGCTTCGTCTTTTCCAGCATCAGACTTGGCCTCTTCCTTGGCTTTCGGTTTGCTCTCACCTTCTTCAGAGACTGACGAGGCCTCTCCCTCTTTGTCAGCATTGACAGCCGCCTTAACGGCGTCCAGCACTGACTTCGGTTCTTTAGCGTCTTGGGTTTCTGACGGGGACGAGATGTCAGAATTAGCGTCCACAGGGGGATCGCCAGCTTCAGGTGCCGCTTCAATGGCGGCACCTTCTGCCGGCTGGATGTCTTGGTCATCGGTAGGCGTCACCGACGTTTCGGAATTGTCTTCCATTTAGCGCCCTTTTTCTATCTAAGAGATCATCGGCGTCACCTCGACGCTGACTTGATTGGTTGCTTACATGCTACATTATGTCGGTAGTAGCAACAATACCTACATTATGTCGTAGATCCGGGCACCCCGCCATCGGGCATACCGGGCTGCGGGCCGCCGGGGCGTTGGGGTCCGGCCGGATTGTTCTGTCCGCCCTGATCGCCCTGAGCGGCAGGGTCCGTTGCCGGGTCGCCCGTGCCGGGGCCGATCATGCCGTTCATAGCCTGAATTGACGGTATCCCATCAAGGTACGCATCAGACAGGTCGATGTTTGCATCAATGACATCCACCATTTTCTGAGCAAGCCACGTAGGCTTAATGCCGGGGATCTGCAACAGCAGCGGGGTCATACGCTCCATGTTGGCAGCTTCCTGCGCCTTGTTCGGCTTGCCAGAGCTGCCAGCAACAATGCTGATGTTCATTTCACGCGCAATCTCTTCAGCACTCAGCTGGGGCCAGACGGCGCCCGGGCCGACAATCTCACGAATAACTTCAGGCGGCTCATTGTGCAGGAGGATCTGGCCGGCCATGCGAACGGCTTCACTCAGGCCATCATCAAAATCATCGGCCGTGGATTGCAGGACCGTCAGGCGGCTGCCCTCGGCAATCGAGTTTTCAGTGGCGGTGCCGCCAGCCGTGCCCCCCAGGCTAGCCTCGTGCGCGCCAACAGAAAGCGTCATGTCACTGACATCTGTGCTGGTTTCGTACAGGTTTGGATCCACGCCGATCTTCTGTACCGCCTGCAGGGCATTGGCAACATTGTCGCCCGGCTTCAGGCCACGCAGCTCAATCACATCATGAGCGTCATGGGCCGCCAGCGTCTTGGCGTCATCCTCGTCAAACATGCCGTATGGGGTGACATACAGCGGGCGGTTGGCAATGCGGTGCTGGCGGGCTGCCTCGCGCTTGCGGTTGTACTCTTTCTGCACATGATACAGCAGGCGCACATCACTATCAGGGATCAGGCGCTTGTCGTTCTCCAGCTGGTTGGGAACAATCGCCACGTAAGGAAAGAAGTTGTCAACGTCAATGTGCGGATATTGAGGGGGCGACAGATAGTCAGCATAACCATCGGCAACCGTAAACACCGTGCCGGTGTTCTTGTCCCATACCAGCCAGACGCACACCAGAGCATCCTCCTTGGCACGGGCGCTGTCATAGCTCAAAGAGCTTTGATCCGTACCGTCCTCGGAATGGCCGGCCTGAGAATAGCGCGTATAACCACGCCCATCGCCGTCACCGCCAGCCCGGTTCATGTCCACACCATACAGGCGCTTAACATCGTTGGCTGTGATCAGGAACTCTTCTGCAAGCCAATCAGCACCGACAAATCCCGTCAGCTCCTGACACGCCGGATCGACAATGATATTCGTTGATCGCGGAAAGCGAAACATAAGCCCGCGGCTTTGGACCGCACCCTGCTGCAAAGAGGCAAGGGCGCCCTGCAGCTCGTCATGCTCACGGTGAGCCTCTTCCAGCTCGTCGTCCTGAACATCAGCCATGATCCGCTCAACATGAGACAGGCGGTTCTGCATATCAGCCAGGCGCAGCTCATGATCAGGAGAAGGCTTGTCCGGGGTGTGATAGTCAGGGGCGATGTACCCAACCGAACAAATTGTCACACGCCGCGCCATCTGTTTCATCTGGCGCTTAAAATGTGGGATCGCATCGTCAATGTAGTATGTCAGCGCAAGCTCCATCGTGCGCGCAATCTTGTTCGCCATCAGCCGCCGGTCCGTGCCGGCCGCAATGTCCATCAGCAATTCCTGAAGCTGGGGAGGCATCGGCATGCCGGCCTGATTATAAAGCTGGGCCTGCTGGACACCAACCATCAGGCTTTCCTGCTTTTCATCCCAAACAGCAAAGTCCATCATCTTGCGGCGCTTCACAGACACCGTGGGGTTTTTGGCATACAAAGCAGCAACCTTGCCGCGGATGTAATTCTGCGTGATGTTGATGACCACACGATCATCACTGTCCATCTGCCCCGGCCACTGAATGCCAGCTGCAAACGCCATATCCTCACGCATACGCTTGAAGGACTTCGACATCTTACGCTTGCCGCCATGAACCTTCTTCAGCCAATGACCAACCTGATGACGCCGCGCATCGCCCGGCTGCGGCTCTTCGCGGATAATACCGCTGGATTGGGTGTCAGATAGATCTGTCATTACATGCCTCTCAGGTTGGCGCGTATTCTGCCGCGCTGGTCGTTCTTCTTCACTTCGCGCTTAAACGCATTCCATGTCCCGCTCTTCGGAGCCTTGTCTTTTGGCCGGTCTGACGCGGCCCCAATTAGTTGACCCAAGCCCCTGCCCAATACCGACATAGTATCAACAAAGTCATCAAATGTCGCATTAGGAAATTTCATAAGCTCTTCGGTAGCCGCTTGCGTCCAGTGGGATTTCACAATGCGGATCATGCCCTGAGCAAAGCGGGCGATAATAGGCTGGGCCTTCTGCACCTTGTCAGCGCGGCTGGTAATCTCAATCAGGTTGATATACTCGTTCTCTTCGCGCATGCGCTTATACAAGAACGGGCCAAGCCCCGCCGTGATGTGATCCTTCTCGGTGTACCATGTGATTGGGTTCCACTTGCGCTGGAACTCCAACATCAGCTCAACAGCCTGATCCGGCGGATACCGCCCCCATATACTGTCCAACACCCACATCACATTGTTCTCGTCAATGCCCACGGCAATCATACACGTCCGGTCATTCTCCTGCTTGGTCTTCACCGCATGGTCAGACGCAGCATAAATACGCATGTTCTGGGGCTGGTCGCCCTGACGGAAAAGGCGGATCGCATCTTTCTTGATGTAATCACCATCTTCCGGGGCAGGGTGCTGCTGATACAAAGACGAAAAGCCACGCGGCGAACGCCGGCGGTACGCCTCCAGATACGGCAGGCCAAACCGCTCCGGCCACATGGCCGCGCCCGGCTCACGCCCCAAAGGATCATCACTCTCGGCAATCGCACGGAAGTTGACAACCTCCCAGCTGTCAGCCTCCTGCTTGTCGTAGTGAGGGTTGTCAGGATCTGTCAGGCGGCCGACAAGATCATCCTCGTGCCACCGCGTCATAATGATGATGCAAGCCGCCATGTCCGTCATACCACGGGACATCATGTCGTCGTTGAACCAATCCCACAGCTCGTTCCTGATGGTTTCTGAACGCGCCTCTTTGCTGTTTTTAATCGGGTCATCAATAATAAGAAGATCACCACCACGACCAGTAATCGAGCCACCACGGCCAACAAAGGCAGCCATACCGCCCTCTTGGGTTTCCAGCCGGTCAGCCGCCGACGAACCGCGGCGAAACTTGACGCCGGGGAAAACCTTCTTGTACCTCTCAGACTGCATGATCGAACGAACCTTGCGCCCGAAGTCCTTGGCAAAATCCTCATTATATGTCGCCTGAATAATAAACCGATACGGATCACGGCCAAGAAACCAAGCCGGGAAACGGCACGAAGCCAGCTCCGACTTCCCATGCCGCGGGGGAAAAGTAATAATCAATTTCTGGATCTCGCCGCGCTCAACAGCCATCAGCTTCTCAGCCAGCATGCGATGAAAAACCTGACAGTCATACCGGGACAGCATCGCATCATTGGGATAATCCGGGTCCGGCATCGTGAATTCAGTCATGTCAATAAGATCGTCTTTTGCCCTAGTGAGCTTCGCCCCCCAGGTCAGGGCCGCTTGCTGCTTCTCCAGATCGGCAAGCTCTTTGCGTAAAGCGTCAGCCCGGGCCTTCTCTGACATCAGCCGCCGCCCGTCAGTGTCTCAAAGCCAAGCCAGCCAGCCAAAGCCGTGAAGAGCGCAATCGCGCCATCGCGCATGTACTGCTTCTTCTGAAGATGCTCCACCTTGGGCTTGACCTCCTTGACATCACGCTCAAGCGCGCTCACGCGCTGGTCATGGTTCTCGATGACCTTTGTGCCCTCAAGGCACAGCTTGTTGATAGCACTGGTCGCACGGCCAACCTCGTCACTCAGATCACCAACCGAAGCCCCAAGATTGTCCAGCCGCTCAGCCAAAACCGCTACATGGGCATCGCTCTTCCGGCGATCTGGAATATCGTCCCGACTAGCCACGACCACCCGCCTTCGCCGCCTTCACCTTGTCGCGGCCCGCCTTAATCTCAACGTCCGTCAGGACACCCTTATCACGCAATGCCTCAATCAAGGCCTCAACATCAGAAACGCCATCATCTTCAGTAAGGGTTGGATCAGCAACGCGGGGGTCCGGCAAGCCGATCAGCGTGTTAAGCTCCGGGTCCGTTACACGGGCCAAAGACATGATCTCACGCTTCTTGGCCCCGGTTATGATGACAATATCAGCGCCCGGGTATAGATGGGCAACCGCCTGGCTGTCTTGGTGGGTGGCGACAATCTTGCCGTCCTTGATGACTACCTTCATCTGCGCTTCCTATGAGTTAATATATGCTTCTTCGTTGCCTGCCGTATTCACCGCCGGGCTGTAAGAGGCACCGCCAGACGCGGATACCGCGTCGATGTAGGACGTATTAAGAGCGTAATAATCCGTCCCGCCATTTGAGCTTGATGTTGATGTTGACGCCGTGATCACGCTTGCATCGTCGCAAGTAAAGCCATGGCTTGTGTTGTTGGACGCCGTGGAGCCAGCCGCGTAAATCGTGCCCTTGCTCTGGCATGAAAAGCCATCGTCGCCATTGCTGTCTGCTGTGCATCCGTCTGCGCGAAGATAACCCCCGGTGCTGGCGTTATAGCCGCGGGAGGCGTTACCAGATGCTGTGCCGCTGTGGCAAAAGGCCGCGGCCCCATGTGAGACATCAATGCCATCATTCCCGTTATCATCAGCAACAAGGCTCGGCGCCCACGCCGATGCGCTATAAAGACCCCTTAGCCCACTACTCCCATTGCCGCATGCCGCCAGCCCGCCGGCAGAATATACCTGACCGCCAGACGTGAACTGAAGGCCATCGCTACCGTTACCGCACAAAATCAAAGACAGTGATGTGCGAAGCCCGCCACCAGCAAATACCGACGCACCATCACCACCGGCGCCCGATACAGCAATAAACGCCACGCCATCAATGCGGCCGCCTTGCTCACACTGAATGCCAACGCTGACAGAATTAGCAACGCCGATGTCAGCCTCAACATAAACCTCGGCGTTATAACGAACCTTCAAACCGACACCAACAGCGTCCTTAATCAGGATGTCGCCCAATCCCCACTTGCCGCCAGAACGAAAATCAAAGCTGCCAGCCGAAGCGTCAATCTCACTGTTAAACTGCTCAATGTCACCGCCAGTAACCGCGGTGCCCGCGGGGAACGTGGCGTTCTGGTTGGTGTTCTTAACCTTCACCTTGTTGGACCCGGCGCTGACAATCTCATAAACGCCCTGATGGTTTTTCTTGCGCCCGGTGCCAGTGACAGCAGAAACAAGAACAAACTTACCAGTCGTAAAGCCGGTGCTGTCTGCCACGTTATATTCAACCTCATGATCGCCTGCGCCATTGCTTACAATCGCGCCAGCGATTGAGCTAATTGTTGTGCTGGTCTTGGCCGCGCCCGTAATCGAAATATGGTGGGAACCAGAATGCTCAAAAACAACCGCAGCAGGCTCCGTGATGACCTCGGCCTGAACGTCAAGCGTGACAGCAGCCTTAATAATCATCGCGTTCAAGGCCGCCATCGCAGCAGTGACAGTGGCATAGTCGCCAGCTGCGCCGATGGTGTAAGTCGTAGGTGCGGAAATTACCGTTGGGACGGTGGCCTGGGCCGCCTCGGCTGCAGTCTGAGCTGCCTCCGCAGCTGTCTGGGCTGTCTCTGCGTTTGTCTCCGCAGTCTCAGCTGCCGTCTGGGCGGCAAGCGCTCCTGTCTCTGCAGCTTCAGCCCCGGTCTGGGCGGCCTCGGCGGCAGTCTGTGCACTACCGGCGGCCGAAGCGGCAGCGGTGGCTGTGGAAGTCTGGGACGCGACATCAAGTAATTCTGACCACTTGGTAGCAGATAGGTCAGTAGCAAACGTGCCAGATGTATGAGCCGTGTTGCAAACATACAAGATCCCGCTTTCCCATGTGACATCCCCAACAGCATATTCCGTGGCCGTGGCCCACTCGCCCCGTGCAGTCACAGCAACCGTCACGTCCGACTTCAGCTGATCGTAACCAATCGTGTTGTTCGCTTGCTCCCCATCATCACGCTGAAGAAGAGCCATGTTCACAAGAACGGCGTCGAGGGTGGTCTTGACATCGTTCAGCTCAGTGTCAACCGAAGATCCCTCCAAGGGATCGTTGGGGTTGGAAACCTCGTAATCCGTGAAATTCGTTGAACGAGTATAAGGCGGGGGTTGTGACATTCTTGTGCGCTCCGGGGGTGCTGCAATACCTTCTGACAGATTGTGCCATAAAATACCAACAAGTGCCACATCCTACAACACCCCGACATATTGTAGGGGCGCCGTATTCGCGGGGGAAAAATATTTGTCGGAAGACCCAATAGGCAAAATGTGCGGTGCGCTCGGGGGGTGGCCGGGGGGTGGGCCGGGGTGTGGCCTGGCCGCCGATGGCTGCATGTCCGCTCCCTCATGAAGGGACAGGACATAAGCGGATTTAGCTTTTATCTTCAGCCGTTTGGGGTTCATGCTCAAGCATGGCCGGGGGCTGATCGGGGCATGTTGTGCCCAGCTCCGCCTTGATCTCTTCCATACGCTGCGCCGCCTTGGATGCAAGGGCCATGATCTCTTGATAGCTCATTTCTTCAGGGTTTTTGCGGTTTTCCGGGCTTCTCTCGTCCTGCTGACGGTTCTTGATGTGCCCTGCTACCTCTAAGGCGTCCCTAATGACGTTGCGCTTCACGGCGGCTGGAAGCCCTTCATCGTCTAACATGCGGTCCAGCTTGCTTAACGCCTTCTGGCCGAGAAGAACTTTTTGCCCCTCTTGCAATTTGCGCACTGCATCCCTTGCGGCTGTCTTCTGCATTAATGTGCAAACAGCAACCGCCGGGGCAGAATATCCTGCCAATCGCCCGGCGGCGCTCTGGCTCTCGCCGTCCGCTAGTGCCCTTATTGCAATTGACTGCATCAGGGTGAAGCCTTTTAGCAATCTTGGGTCATGTGTTTGAACTTCGCTCATACCCTACATTCTGGGGGGTGTTGTAGAAGTTGACAATACCGACAAAATGTAGGTAGTATAGAAGACGATGACCAATCGGGGCCGCCACGCGGCCAGACAACAGGAGATTAAAGCCATGATCCTTTACAAATCCCATGCCAGCGCGGCCATTGCCGCCAAGCGTCACGCCCGAGCCATTGAGCCGGGCCAGCGTATCACTATTGAGCGCGCGCCCTACCACACGTTAAGCGGCGGCCTGTTTTGCCTATGCCTGACGATGGGCAATCAGATACTGCGTTACCTGTGAGGGCTGGCCATGAGAGTTTTAATCGGATGTGAAACCAGCGGCATTGTGCGCAATGCCTTTCTTGATCGCGGCCACGATGCTTGGTCATGCGACCTATTGCCAGCCGACGACCAGACCAACAGGCACATGATTTGCTGCGTACGTGAAGCGCTGGCCATGCAGAGTTGGGACATGCTGTTAATCGCCCACCCGCCATGCACGCGGCTTTGCAATTCCGGCGTGCGCTGGCTCACCACACCGCCACCGGGCAGGACCAAGGCGGACATGTGGCGCGAGCTGGACGAGGGCGCGGCCCTGTTCTCTGACATGTTGAATGCAGATGTGCCCATGATCGCCGTGGAAAACCCGGTGATGCACCGCCACGCTAAAGAGCGGATCAGGAATTATCAGGACTTCGCCCAGACTGTGCAGCCGTGGCAATTCGGGACCGATGAAGACGGCCCGGACAACGAGAAGAAACGCACCTGTTTATGGCTGAAGAACCTGCCGACCCTCAAGCCCACCGGAACGCTGGACGGCACCACCGCCCGTAATAGCGTGCACAGCGCCACACCCGGCCCGGACCGCTGGAAGCAGCGTAGCAAATTCTTTCCCGGCGTGGCGCAAGCCATGGCCGACCAATGGGGCAGCCTGAAGGCGTTACCCCAGCAGCAACTAGCAATGGAGTTTTAAACGATGACCACCAGCCACGAATACAACACATGCAAGAACAAGGGAAATTGCCGCGTCTGGATCGAGGGCCAGCGCCTGATAGGTGCCGGATGGCACAACGGCGACAGGTTTAATAAGGCTATATCTGAGGGCGTTCTAACCCTCGTAAAGGTCGAAGACGGCAGGCACAAGGTAGCGGGCACCCCGGCCCGGCCCATCATTGACTTGAACGGGAAATATTTGAACCCGCTACTAGAGGGTGCGCCGCGCTACCGGGCGACCTTTGCCAGCCCCCGATTAATCGTAATTGAGCCGATTGCATAGCCAGCTAGAGGGCGCGGCCAGTGTCGCGCCTTCCATGGTGTTTATGCACCGATGACCAATTAACCCAACAGGAGACTAAAACAATGCAACCGGAATTTGATGAATTTGACGCAGGCATTTTGAGCGAACGACAGACAGCGCGGCGCAACCTTTCTGGCCCGCAGGTCGGAGACTTTCTAGTGCGTGAGGCTGACGGGCTACTGGCCCGGATCACGCATGTCTGGGATGACGGCGTGCAGACTACAAAGTGGAGCGAAACAGGCGAAGGGGGGAGCTTTCATCTTGGGAGCAGCGGGCGCATGTCATATTCAGGCGGGCTTGAGCCAAGTATTCCGCGCGACCACCTGAAGAAGGTTTCCCGGCCCATCCCGGCCAAAGGGCGGGCGTGGTTTTTTCACCACGGCCAGAGCCGGGCGCATAACGGCGTGCAATGTGAGGTTTCCGTCACGACTTGGGAATACAAGGAGAACCGCCAGCCCCAGAGTATTGATGATTACATTCCGTTATTGCGTGAGGGGCAAAAATTCGATGGCACAACACATTCCCTCGGATGGATGGACGGCGATGTTATGCGGATACTCTACACCAGCGGCCAGACGCGCGAAGATTACGAGGCTCAAGAGGGCATTAAATTAATTGAATATAGCTGGGACGACTATCTGGCAATGTCCGCCGAATATATGAACGGCCTAAAAACCAAGCCCACCGAATGCGGGAAAGATCATTACTGGGAAATGCTGGAGTGCCTACCGCCGTGTCGCTGGGATGGAAATGTTTTTCACGTATCAGAGCGGCTGCAAGGAAAACTTGTTAATTGGTATTTCGAGAAAGACGGCAAGTATTTTGGGTTTGTCGATGATGAAGACATTAGCAACGACGATTTGCGCAAGATCATTGATGCCGCTTAACCCCACCGCAGAGAACCCCGGCGGCCTGGCCGTTGGGGTTTTCGCCGGTGTGATTAGGCACCAAGACCGATGACCAACAGGAGACTAAAGACATGACCACATGGATACGCAGCCCCAGCCTTTACAGGCTGGATGACGGCACCACCCACCGTGACGCAGGGGCAATTAAATGCTGTTGCGGCAACGTCATACAGTTAAGCCCATATGAGCATATAACCGACTGTGACGAATGTTCGGCCCCTTGGAGCCGTGGCGGCCAGCTTATGACAGGGGAGGGTTGAACCATGCCAACACTGCTAGAGATTTACGAGAGCCACGCGAACGGCCAGAAGAAACAGTTTGCCGATCAGGTTCTGGAGTATGGCGCAGACGACTTCGCCGCCGACCTTCAGACCGACATCACCGACGACATTCTGACCTATCAGGAAGCATATGAAATGCTTCGCACCTTTATCATTATTGAAGCGGATAGAAACCAATGACCGAAGCGACCATTTACCAGACCCTTAAGCCCGTGGCGGATGCTGTTGTTAAGTATTACCGCGACGACTTCACAAAGCACGACAAGCGCGACCTTGCCCGGGCCACCTATGGCGATTTGTTTTTGTGGGCAGCCCGGAGCCATGGAACAAACCTGATCCGCGTTAAGGATCGCGCAGACAGCCCCACCGAAGCCGTTAAGCAGCGGACCAGCGCCCGCCTATGGTATGAAGCCGCTGCCCTGATCCATGGCCCGCTTCAGTGGTATTTAATCAAGCCCCTGAGTAATGGCCGGGGCACTGTGCGCAAGATCGGCGCTACCGAGATCGCCCGGCTATTGTCGGACGCATAACCCAGACCAACAGACCAACCAACAGAAAGCTAAAATCATGCAAAACGATTTTTTTAAAGACCCCAAGACGATCCACGAAACCGACCCAACCCCGATAGAGCGTGCGATTGCTGGCAAGCCTCAAGTTTTCCGCTTTGTGGAAGACCCCGGGCATGGCTGGCTGGAAGTGCCGCGTTATTTGGTGGAGCAGTACGGCATTGCCGACAAGATCAGCTCATGCAGCTATCAGGACGGGAAGATGGTTTATCTGGAAGAGGATTGTGACATGGCCCTTTTTTGGAATGCCTATAAAGCCCGGCATGATGGTGCCGACCCTGAATATCGCACTTTGCTGCTGAATAACGAATGGCCTGGCCGCAATCGCTTTGCCTCATATCGCAGTCAGTAATGCCCAGCCAGACCGGGCGGCTTTATTGTCGCCCGGTTCGGGGTGTGCATTGCACCGGATGACCAACCACAACAGGAGACATGAAGATGTCAGATTATAAAACTCTCGGCCAGCTTGGCTATGAGATAGACGTAGAGAACAAGCCGACCTATCACACGGGCGAGCCGCGCAAGAGCTGGGACCAGCTTGGCAGCGTGGAGCGCGGATCGTGGGAACGCCCGCCCTGCACGATGTATAACGCTCAGGAGTGTATCAACACGCTGGCCGCGTATATCGACAATGAAGACGGCGAGGGCGCGAGATATGCTGCTGCGTATCTGGATCAGTATTTTTCCAAGCTGCATGACAATTATCACCTGATGTTAACGCATGTCAGGGAGGGCGCGAGCTATCCGATTGACGGCGAGGGCGTGAGGGGCACGAAGCTGGCCTATCTGGCCGACGAAGACCCGGACCACACCGACCTGTTAAGCGAGGACGGCGATTTTTGCGTAACGAATGATATGGCTTGTGACTTCTACCGGGAAACGATTGAAGAAGCCCGCCAGATCATGAAGAAAGTGGAGGGCTGAGCCATGAAGGATATGACCGTAGAGGAAATTCTGGACGACACGGAAGACGATGACCGTACGGGGGAGCTTAATAACGATGACCGTGCGGAAAATGCCCGTGTTGCTTTATGCCTGTTTTTGGAGCGTAGGGACGGCGGGATTATTGACAGTGAATTTTCCGACGAGGATGCCAGCGATCTAATTTGTGACTTGCTTCACCTTGCATATGCTCATGAGGGCGATGTCAAATCTATCTTGCGGTGTGCGATCACGAACTTTTATGCGGAGTTGGTGGACGAGAGCGGGATGTTTTTGGATGAAACGCCGGAAGCGGGTGATTTCATTGATAGCCATGTAGGGAGGGACTGAGCCATGAAGTATGACATTGTATGCGACGAGTGCGGCAGCCGTAACACGATCAGCAATGACGCGGCGGCATACTGGAATGAAGTCTCTCAGGAATGGGAGATCAGCAATGTTTACGACAAGGACCAGTATTGCTGGGAGTGCGAGTGCGAGCCTTCTACAAGCTGGGCTGTTCGC